ATATCGTCAATTAAATCTTCAATACTCATTGTTCATCTCCAGTTGGTTCATCATCTGTTGGACCTTCATCGGCCATTTGTTTACCTATATTTTCAATATCTTCATCAGTGAACTGAAGTATGTTTTTCATTACCCATTCTTTTGAGTAGTATTCACCAACATACTGTTGCATCTGATCAAGTGTTTGGATTCTTTCTCTTAGTATTTCTGCGTCCCTGAGTTCCGTAAAATGATTATCACGTGTGTGTTCTACTACAATATTGTTTTTCCAGCTATCCCAGTCTTCTTCAGTAATAATACTTTTTAAGATCAATTGTTTCTTCAATATACCATAGAACAGCATATTAAAACGCGATCTCAATCTATCTATAAACTTCTGAAACTTTAATTCATCACGGTTAATCTCAGTAGATCTACCAAGTGAGAACTGTGATTCTTGCTCAAGCCTGTTTATAGGTACGTTAAGCGATCTATAGAGACGTTTCTGGAAGTATATGATATCGTCGATTTGTCCCAGGTTTTCGCCGCCTGGTAAGGTAGAGATCTCAGTTCCTCGACCACCTTCTCGTCTTGGCAGCCAAAAATCTTCAAGCATCGACATACTTTTTCTATCATCTCTTATTGCTCCGGTGTTAGCATCATACACCAATTTATTGCGATACTTCGCCATGATGTTTTTCATGTATTCTTCAGCCTTACCTCTTGGTAAGTTGCCAACATCAATATAGAATATTCTACGTTCAGGAGCTCGAGCTAGTCTGTATATAACTAACGAGTCTTCCATCATGCGTAATTGGTTAATAGGTTTTAGTGCCTTATGTAAGTGAGACACAACCTTACGTCGTTCTTCGTCAAGTAAACCAGATGTAACGTAGCTGACGGAATCAGCACTCATCTTGATTCCTTGTTTAGTTGTTCCTGGTTTGTCCTGATAGATAAAGAACTCGTTTACGTTTTCAATAATAGAAGCACCACTAACTGGATCTCTTTTCTTCTTGACTTCTTTTACTTTACGAATCTTCGCTGCGTCTATAGGACGTATTTCTTGAATACCAAGTTTAGGATTCTTTTCGTCTACAACTAAGTGGTGATACATTCTACCATCAACGTACCAACGTTTATATATGTCATGACCTAAGTTATTAAACTCAAGCATTGAGTATACTTGCTCAAATTCTTCTTGAATTTGTTTCTTTATATTATCAGGTGCTTCAACATTATCAAGCACAAGCGATACAGATTTTTCTGCATCTGAAGATGTAACTGATTCGTTTACAATATCTTCTACAGCAGCATCAACTTCTGGATGTGTTGCTACCTGTCTATATTGTCGAATAAGTTGAAAGTCGTCTTTGGATTTTTTATCGTCATCACCAATATTTACGTAGGTGCCATAATGTGCACCAGCAGCAGTTACATAACCTGCTCCATCCTCATCAACAGGAGGTACGATTGACGGCAGCATATCCTTTCCGCTAGATGCTTTCGCTCTACGGATTTCAAATCCAAATAATTTAAGTCCGCTGTTGTCTGCCATTTTAATTCCTCTTAATAGTACAGAAAGGGCAAGAAAGCCCTGCCCTTCCCTCTATTTATTCACTTACGTAGTGGTGTTAGATTCCCAGTACTGGACTTGGAATTCCACTGTGAATCTCTCAATTTCGTTTTCTGAAGCATAGTTCAGATCGATTGGAGAGACTGCAGTTGGAAAACAACCACGGAAGTTATAAGTCTTCAAAATAGATCCGTCTTTGTCAATTTGATCAACAATAAGATCTGCTTCGTAATCTGTAACGTTGGTTAGACCAGTGTTTGTCTGATGGCCGTTCATGCCATTCATCCAACGTTCCATTGAATCACGAATTCTGAAGTCTGTGTCGTTTATGATAGTTGGAGACCATGTATCGAATGTACGGTCACCAGCCATTTTTAGTTGTCTACCTCGGAAAGGCATTACGATAGTGCCGATAGTAGAACCTGGAAGCTGAGCTGCTTCGCAAAGAAATGAAGTAATTTCTACGTCACCGTTTGCGTAAGTAGGGAAATTGATAGTTGCTTTGAATAGATTAGCTCTAGCACCACCACCTCTCAGCTTGGATTTGAAATCATCAACTCCTAAAATAGCCATTTGTTTTCTCCTCTGACGCTATTATACTGTGCCTGCTACTTCTTCAAATTCGACACCAGTTCTTACAGCTACAAAATTTAGAGTGATGTAGTTGACCGAACGTGCTGGCTTAATGAAGATATTAGCAACAAATTCATTTCTGTCGATTACGGCTGCAGTATTGTTTGTTGCGTCACATACAACTCTGAAGTCCGTTATGCCTCTTCGCCCTTGGATTTCTCTAAGGAAAGGCTCAACAATATTTACAAATTCAGCACGTGAAAACTCATCGTTAAATTCGAAGAGTGTATTTCGGGCAGCTAAAGAAACGGCTCTTTCGACTGTTAGGAACAATCTTCGAACGTTGATTCTGTCGAATGCAGAAGGTCGTGCTAGTTTTGTTTTATCGCCAAACAATAGGACACCTTGTCCTGGTATGTTTGAGATTGGGTTAACGCCTGCTTTATATAGAGTATCACGCTGTGACTTATTCGGTGAAGAAGCCAAAGATGTAATACCTAGATATTGGCCACGTCTTGGACCAGCTGGTGAGAACCAAGGTGCAGCATTTGCGTCTGTTGCAGCCATGATACCAGCAGTAGAAGATGAGGCTGGGATGAAGCGAAATTTATCGTTATACTTATCGTAAACTTTTAGATAGTTGTTATCAACTACTAGATAAGATGAATTTGTGAATGTATCTGCTGTTGCTATTGCATTTGTTACTTGCGTAGCGGGGGATGATACGTTTACAACATCTGTTCTTGCAGGAGATGCAACTACTACTGCGTCTTTACGAGTAGATCCGGCTATTGAAACTAAATCGTTTACAACCGTTGTTTGATCTGATCTTGAGCTCATGCCCGGTGCGATCAAGAAGTCTAGTGTAATTGCGTCTTTATCTTCAAGAAGATCGAATCCAGTAGCTATGTTGCCAGCTGATAAAGTACCAGCATCTACACCGCTTGCAAGAGAAGAAGTTCTTACATTTCTAACTTCTGAGCTGTAATCTTTACCACTTACTGCAGCTGAACCGGCATCAGCATCGAATGTACCGACTGCGCCGAAGCCAGCCATCCATACATATTCTGATTTTCCGTTAATCGTTTCTACTGCGTAGTTAGATGTACCATCAGGTGATTTTGCGTTTGAAGCTTTTGAAATAAATGGGAATGTTTCGAGGATTGAACCGCGAGTTCCTGAGAATAATCCGTCTTCATCGACAACTGCAACATGCATCTCATCGTTTGTTGCACCGACTCCAGTAGCGTAAGTAGATGTACCAGGTGCAGCATCAAAGCTACCCTTATAGATCCAGTTAGTAAATGCTGAGTCAGCAGCAGATTGTGGACAGACAGAAACTGATAATGAATTACCAAGAGCTCCTGGCCATTTTGCGACAAAAACATTATCGTCGCTGTCTCGGGCCGCGAGTTGTGCGTTCCAATTATCGAGATTTTTTACAACGGGCTGACTTGACTGTGATACGTCAGTCGCGTTGACTGCAGAACCGTCGATTGCTCGAACAGTTTGCATAGAATTTGAATATCGTAAGAAATATGCGGCCGATAGGAAATCGACTGCTCTTCCTTCATTGTCGTCAGGAGATCCAAAAGTCTCAGCAAGAGTCGCCTCACCATCGATGAGGGTAGCTTGTTCAACCGGACCCCAACGAAAGTTCCCGACAAATGCGCCAGTAGTAGACTGTACATTAGGCACAACGCCCGTAAGATCTACTTCCTTGACTACAATTGCTGGAGACTCTGAGGGAGTAAATAGTGCCATGACTGTTTTTCCTTTTCCAGTGTTCTAATTATAAGCAAAACATAATAAGAATCTTCACTTGATAGTATTTATAATAATTTCAAAATGAAGATTTCTACCATTGTTCTTCAAATGTTATGGCCCATGGATGTTCTTCTCGTTCCTGTTGAGCAATGTATTCGGATCCATCATCTACGAATCCAAACGGTAACACGTCTTCTTCGATCTCTTTGATTCTTTGCTGAAACATCATTTCTTTAAGATTAATGTTTGTCATATCACCAAAGTAATTACTTGTAGCAAAGTAACCAAACATCACTAGGTTCATCATCAAGTCATCATGGTTACCTTCTGATGCTTGATACGACTGGCCTTTGGATACAAACGTGGATATTTCTAAGATAGTGTTTTCATCTACAATCTTTAGCTTATCGTTTTCAATAATATCTTTAATAGCAGAACACCCGAGTCTTTTTACTTTACGAGTCATTTCAATACCAAGAGCATTTGCTTTTATCGCAGACTCAACATGCATGTTTTCATATTCTAATTCGTGATACAAACCATTAGTTACTACACCACCTTGATCATTTGATTCAATTACTACGTATGCTTCATTGTAGACTTTCGCATACTTATAGATAATATTAGGGAAGAGTAATGGAGAGATAATATTATTGCGATATACAGCGACCTGTGCAAACGGGCGAGTGCTAATATCGATCACATTAAAAGTAGAATAATCCTGTCCTCTTCCTCTACTTACATCTACGGTCATGATATAATCATGATTCTTAATAGGTTCTTCATAGATAAGAACAGAATTGTTTTCTATTCTTCTCAATGGTTCTTTTGCTTTTAGTTCTAATAAAGTATCTGCACCAACTAACGTGTCACCTGTTCCAAAGAACGTATTTCCAAACTCCTGATCAAACTGCATCTGAGAAGTATTAGCAATTGTTTGCTTCTTCCATGTGGTATCTCTTCCAGGAACATCCCACCAATCAACTCTAAAAGGGAAGTACTCGTTTGTCTTTTGTACTGCACCTTCCCATATCTTATAAAACGTGTTACCTATACCATTAGCAGTCGACGTTATAATAACCTTCGTGTCCTTACCAGATGATACAACTGGATAGGTCGAGGTATAGAACTCAGCTGCTCTTTCCACAAATGCAAACTCGTCAAGGTACAGTAAGTTCACTGACATACCACGAATAGAAGAACCACTCGTTGCAGCCGCGACTATTCTTGAGTTGTTTGAAAATTCAATTGAGCCTTTGTTTAATGCTTTACAACCAGGCTGTAGAAAGAAAGGAAGATTCTCGAGCATAAGAGTAACTCTAGCCAACATCTCACGCGCCGTTGCGCCTTTGTTAGCAAGTACTGCAATTGTTTTTTCTGGATGGAATATTGCAAACCAAAGTAAGTAAGCAACAGAACTAATTGATTTACCAGATTGTCTACAAGCTAAAACAATGCTGAATCTATTGTTATTAAAAGAATCAAACATTTTTTTCTGATAAGGATACAGGTCAAAGGGAACTAGACCCTTGTCAAGAGAAATAATTTTAGCGTAGTTTATAGCAAAGTAAGCTGGATCGTTCATGCATTTGGCGTATTCTCGGACGTCTTCCTTTGTCCATTCTGTAACTACACCATCT